TTAAACATGGCAAGAATAAAAGGTAAAGCAGTAATAAAGAAAAAAGCGAACGCATTACGAGAACTGAAAATAACCTATGTCAAACCGGAAAGTATCAAACCCAATGAATACAATCCCAACAGACAAGACCCACACGATTATGAATTACTCCTCAAAAGCATGACAGAGGACGGATTCACACAACCCATCATAGTTCAAAAAAAGACCAACACAATAGTGGACGGTGAACACAGATGGAAGGCTGCACAGGAATTAGGATACAAAGAAATACCAGTAGTCTTCGTGGACATGACACCGGAACAGATGAAAATAGCAACCCTCAGACACAACCGTGCCAGGGGAGAGGAAGACATAGAATTAACAGCAAATGTCCTCCGTGACCTCCAAGACCTCGGAGCAATAGAATGGGCCCAGGACAGTTTGATGTTAGATGACGAAGAAATCAACCGACTCATAGAAGACATACCGGCACCCGAAGCCCTCATGGGAGAAGAATTCAATGAAGCATGGGAACCGGATAAAATCATAGGAGAGGCCGAGATAAACCGAATCAAAAAAGACGAACCCTTAAACCATGTTCATGAAACAGGTGACACCTATCAATCCCACACTCAAAAAGCACAGGAATCACTTAAAGAACGAGAACATAAAATCCAACAAGCCAAAACCCGGGAGGACCGGGAACAGGCCAAAAAAGAAATGAAAAGTGTTTACAGGATCACCCTCGTATTCCATGCGGAAGAGGCTGACATAGTAAAGGCAGTCCTCAAGGACAACCCGGCTGATAAGATTCTTGAATTATGCACTGAGAAATTAAACCAAGAATCATAATAACAAACAACACGAGGGGTAATACTTATGGCTTACAGTCCAGAAATAAAATCCTACGCCAAGGATATGTACCTACTTCCTAATGAAGATGGCACTGACAGGAAGTACAGCACCCGACAAGTTTCCGACAAAATCCAACAAGACTTCAACATAAAGGTCCATCACAGCACAATAGCAGAATGGGCTAAAAAGGGTGAATGGGAGAAGTTATGGATTAAAGGTGTCAAGGCCGGATTCTTGGAGGCTGCGGAAAAAGAAAGTGAAGAGGACCGGCTTAAAGAGCAGACTCAGGAAGAAAAGATTAGGACTGCCATCACGAAGAGTGTTAGCAATCGTCGAATCAAAATTATACAGATGTTGGGAAAGGCAGACAGATACTACCTACCTGATAAGAAAAAACAGGAATTGTTGGAAAAAGGTGAATATATTCCGACAAATCCGACAGAGGCCTACCAGTTATGGCGGTACTGCATGGATGAACTGAAAGACATGGAGGACCGTGATGAGATCAAGGTGAATGTCACTGGTCAGATGGATCATGAGGTCAAACACCACTTTAATGATGAAGCATTCATGAAGAGGGAACTTGAATTTGCCAAGGAGTTATTAGAAAGACGAAGGGGAGGTCAGGGATAGTGTGGACCCCAATCAGGATCATGGACAATTGGGCCTGGTCAGATGGTCCATTTATGTGAATAAGGGTGGATGGTATCTCAGGGACTTCGACATACTCATCATAGAATTATTGCAGTATGCCCTCCTTGGCCGAGTGTCCAAACTTTTATTCAGCCTTCCCAGACGGCATGGTAAGTCCGTCTTGATCAGTAAGAATTTTGTCAGTTACTTCATGGCCCATTATCCTTATGATGATGTCATACTCTCAAGTTACAATCAATATCTGGCCAGTGACTTTGGCCGAGCAGTCAAATACATCCTGGAGGAGCATGGAAAACTCAGCCCTTATAATGTTAAACTGAGTACAGATAGTAAGGCCAATAACAAATTCCACCTTGAAAGACCCTACACAGGCCGAATGTTGGCCGTTGGTGCAAGTGGTGGAATTGTAGGGTGGGGTGCAGGATTATTCGTAATTGACGACCCAATAAAGAACAGTAAAGAGGCCAGGAGTCCAACAACCCAAAAGAATCTAAAGGAATGGATAATGGGAACAGCGAAGACCAGCCTTGAAACACGGGATAACGGCCTACCACCCATTATGCTGGTGACAGCCCAGCGACTGAACATCAATGACCTGCATGGGATAATCAAACAAAACGAACCCTATATCAGTGCTAAGGAAGCCCTGATGATCCTCAGAGGAGGAGGAACAATACCACCAGATGTATGGGTGGATGTGAATTTCCCGGCCATCTGTGAAGATCCTCAGGAGGACCTCCTGGGAAGACAGAAAGGCCAAGTGTTATGGAAGGAGCAGAGAGATTATGACTGGCTCATGGCCGAAAAAAAGGCAATGGGCAGTTTCCTTTTCAATGCTATTTATCAGGGTAATCCTCAGGAAATGGAGGGTTATACCTTTAAGCGGGAATGGTTCCTGGATGAGAAGGGAGAGCCATTACCACGAATATTAACTGACCGCCAATTCTTACCCTCAGAGTATAATCAGGTCCGGTATTGGGACTTCGCAGCGAGTGGTGAGGAAGGAGATGCGGCTGCCGGTATTAAATCCACCTATCTTGATGACATTCTAATTTTCAATGGATTAGTGCATGGCAAGTTCACAGCAGATGAAATGCTGAATAAATATGTTTCCACAACCCGGAAGGACACCAAAAGAGTAATCAGCATAGTAGAACAGGAAAGTGGGAGTGGTACTAAACTTTTAATCCAGAGATTCAGGCAGGACCCACGACTGGAAGGTTACAATATCATTGCGGATAAGGTCAGCACAGGTAAACTGGACCGCAGTTTCGACCTAGAGGTCCTTGCAGAAACAGGCCGGATCAGGTTTAACAAGGCCACTATGACTATTGATGAGATTAAAAAGGCCGTGAATGAACTAATCCAATTCACAGGTACTGAGGGTGAGGAGGATAACATTGTGGACACTATGACTGGCAGTGCAAGGTATTGGATTAGTCGTGGCAAGAGTTCTGATTATCGGAGGAGTAAGAAGACCTACAAATTCAGTGGTAAAAAAGTTAAAAGGAGTATGAAGCATGGATTGGAATGACTATTTTCATCTGGGTGTTCCCATGAGGCTGGAGGCTAAAAGGGAGGATATTAAGAATATCAAGGACCTCATGGGAGGTCAGAGGAGTAAGAGAGTACCTTCCTATCATTGGATCAGGGATATGTTCCAGGGAAGTTACAATCCAGATGACCTGGATTACACTGATTATGATGAGATGCTCAAGGACCCACAGATAAAGGCTGCTGAACGACTGATAATTTACAGCCTCCTATCAAGGAAATTCAATGTAACACCGGCCAGTGAAGACCCAGAGGATGTGGAAATAGCGGACTTTGTACGGGAGAATCTCACTAACCTCAGGACACCCTTCCGACAGGTTAGGAAGGACCTTTACAGTGCCATCCCTTATGGATTCAGTGTCAGTGAAGTGAATTACAAGTATAAGGAGGATCAGGGCAGGATAACAATTGACACTATAAGGCCAATCCATATATCCACCATATTCCATGACTGTTTTGATTATGATGAGTATGGGGATGTGATCCAAGTAAATCAGGACATTGGAACGGAAGTTATCCCTATACCTGCCGAAAAATGTATTATCTTCGCCTTTGATGAAACCTTCGGAAATAAGTACGGGAAGAGTATACTGCAATCCTGTTATGATAACCATTTTATGAAACATCAAATCCTCATCTGGGCAGCAGTATTCCTGGAGAAGCATGAAGGACCCACAATAGTAGGTTATGAAAGTGAGGTTAGTGCGAGTAATGCTGATGAGATGCAAAGCAATATTGACAGCATCCATGAGGGCACAGCCGGATTCGTTGGAAAGGCTGGGGAAAAATATGAGATATTGGAATCACAGCATAGGGGAGAGGCCTTTATGCAGTTCATTAACTATCATGATACAATGATATTCAGGGCCTTTATGATAGGTTCCCTTTTATTAGGCCAGTCAGAGGCCAGGGGTGGTAGTTATGCACAGAGCCAGACCCATGCCGATACATTGAACATTTTCCTGGATGGAGTTCACATGGACCTGACAAGCAGTATCCAGGAGATGATTAGAACACTTGTAGATTTGAACTTCATCACTGACAGGTATCCTAAAT